ATTAATTTTAGATGAAGCTCAAGACTTTACTCCATTACAATGGTCGGTGTTATATAAGATGGCTGAAAATTCAAAACGAATTTATTTAGCAGGTGACGATGACCAAGGTATTTACCAATGGAATGGTGCGGACGCTAAATACTTTACTACTTATTTTCCAGGAAGAAAAGTAGTGTTACGTAAGACAAGAAGGTTTGGTAAAGCTATTCATCATTTTACAGAGATCATTCGTAGAGGTATTTTAAACTCAGAAGAAAAAGAATATTTACCCGATGAAACAAAACAAGGATCTGTAAAAAGATATTTAAATTTTAGAGAGATAGATTTTAACTTACAGGGTACTTGGTATATTTTAGGAAGAGTAAATAGAGTCGTAAACGAATTACGTATGGCAGCCAAAGAAGCTGGCTTATATTTTGGAGACAATAAAGGTAATAAATCATTTGATCGTAAACAATGGCAAGCTATTAAAGCATGGACAGCCATTTCTAATGGTAAAGTAATTAATAAAGCAGATGCTGAAATTATGTACAAATACATTAGAGATATTGAAAAAGACGCATTCAGAACAGAAAACTTTTGGATTGGTGAGCCCGATTTTAAAACTTACAATTTTGAAACACTAAAAGAATGGTGTGGATTAATTGTACCTGATGAAAAGAAAAATAAAGAATGGTGGTGGATTCTTAGGCGTAATTTTACATCAAGACAAAAGATATATTTTATTCGTTTATTAAAACGATATGGTCAGAAACAATTAAATGATGACCCCACTATTATTATTGATACTATTCATAGTGTTAAAGGAGGAGAAGCAGATCATGTTGTATTAGCAAGTAAAAATGATTACGCATCTGATTTTTATAGAAAAAATAAAGAAGATCAAAGCGGAGAAAGAAAAGTATATTACACAGGAGCTTCTCGTGCAAAAAACTCTTTACATATCTTATCAACAGACTATAAGTATCATTATCCAATCGGCAAAGATTATTTAATTTATTTAGAAGAAACACGATGACACATAAAGATATATTCAAAGATGTATTTCCAGAAGAAAAACAAATCGGAGGATCTCATTATAAAAATTTTACCATTCAACCTTATGAATTCATAACAAAAAATAACTTATCTTTTTTTCAAGGAAACGTTGTGAAGTATGTTTGCAGATATTTAAATAAAAATGGAATAGAAGATTTGCAAAAAATAATTCATTACTGTGAATTAGAAATAAAATATTTAAAAGAAAAAAAATAATGAAACGATATTGGCATCCTATAAAACAAGTTACAGAATTTATTGAATCTATAGCACAGGGAAAAGTTTTAGAATTGGGGCCAGGTTCCATACCTTTTAATAAAGCAACACATTTTTGTGGTCATAGTGAAGAAGAGAAATCTCGCTTCCAAAATTATTCGTTGTGTGATTTTTCATCCCAAGTTTTCCCATACGAAAATAAAGAATTTGATTTTGTTTATGCAAGACATGTTATTGAAGATTTAAATAATCCTGTTCATTTTTTACAAGAATGCAAACGTATAGCAAAAGCTGGATATTTTGAAACACCATCCCCTTACGTTGAAATTCAAAAATATATTGAACATGATGGGGCTATACATAAAGGATACCATCATCATTTTAGTTATGTTTGGACAAAAAATAATACGATTAATATTTTACATAAATATCCAATTACAGAACATATGGATATTAAAGTAAAGACAGAATTGTTAGATGATCCTTTTAATTGGAACAACTATTTTTTGTGGGAAAATGATTTTGATATTCAGCATTGGCGACATGAAAAAAATTTTAATACTATTAAAGATTATCCAAATTTAATTTGCCAAGCTATTAATGATGGGATAAAACATGGTAATCAATTTAAAACAAAAATTTTACAACATGCAAAAACCGATAGAAGTTAATACAAATTTATATAGAAGATTAAAAGAACATGGTGTGCAATTACACAACATTATTGATGTAGGTTGTCATCAAGGTGCATGGACTTCTAAATTAAAATTAATTTATCCTGAAGCACATTATTATTTAATAGACCCTAATAATCACTATGAAGAAAAATTAAGTGTTTTAGGAACCTTTTATCAAGAAGCGGTAGGTCAGACAGAAGAAAAAAGATCCTTTAATTTCAGTGACTTAGAGCAAGATTCGACAGGAAATTCCTTATACGATGAAAACTCTAGTACACCTTTTACTAAAAGAACAATTACAACAAAACCGTTACAAGATATTGTTCCCGATCAAACCTATGAATTAATTAAAATGGATGTACAAGGTGCAGAATTAGAAATTATTGAAGGTTCTTTAGAATTATTTCAAAAAACTAAATTTGTTCAATTAGAATGTCCTGTGCACAACAACAACAAAGGTGCTCCTTTGTTTGAACATTATATTAACTACATGGCAAATTCTAATTTTAAAGTATTTGATATAGACACTATTTTCTTTAACACAAAATTAATGGCTGTTGATTTTTTATTTGTAAACAACAAATTACCTGTAGTAACTAATTTAGAATTAAACCATTTGCATTATGCACATCACCAATAAAATATTATGAGCTTACAATTAACCATGAATTTTAAAAAACATATGTGGACAGCACCTAATGAATTTAAAGATTTATCAGGATATCCTGAAATTGCCATTGACTTAGAAACAAGAGATGAGGGTATTAATAATGGACTCGGTGCTGGTTGGGCAACGAACAATGGAAACATTATTGGTTTTGCGGTTGCTGTAGAAGGTTGGCAAGGATATTTTCCTTTTGGTCATTTTGGTGGTGGTAATTTAATTCCAGATCAAGTCAAACAATACATGAAAGATGTTTGTGCTTTACCTTCTGTTAAAATATTTCATAATGCACAGTACGATGTAGGTTGGCTCCAAGCAGAAGGAATTAAAGTCAAAGGAGAAATTGTAGATACGATGATTGCGGCAGCTCTAATTAATGAGAACCGTTGGTCGTTTTCATTAAATGCATTGGCGATAGACTATTTAGGAGAAGTCAAAGCCGAATCGGATTTAAAAGAAGCGGCGGCGGCTCATGGAGTAGACGCTAAAGGAGAAATGTGGAAATTACCTGCAGAGCATGTTGGACACTATGCGGAACAAGATGCACGGCTCACGCTCCTATTATGGCAACGATTCAAACATGAAATTAGACAACAAAGTTTAGAAACAATTTGGGAATTAGAAAAAAATTTATTACCGACATTAATTAAAATGAGGCAGAATGGTATTGATGTTAACTTAGAAAAAGCAGAATCATTAAAATTAGAATTTGCAGAACAAGAAAAAACTACACTACAACAGATAAAAAAATTAACAGGAAAAGATATAGATATTTGGGCGGCTAGACAAATTGCTGAAGCTTTTGATAAATTAAAAATAGAGTATCCAAGAACAGAAAAAACAAACGAACCTTCTTTTACTCAAAACTTTTTATTTAACTCTCCTCACGAAATATCTAAACTAATTGTTCAAGCAAGAGAAATAAATAAATTTCACAATACTTTTTTAACAGGTATTACTAAGTATCAACATAAAGGAAAAATACACGCAGAGATTAATCAACTTCGTTCTGATAACGGAGGTACTGTGTCAGGTAGATTGAGCATGTCGAATCCAAACTTACAACAATTACCTGCTCGTAACAAAGATTTTGCACCTAAGATCAGAGGATTGTTTATGCCTGTGCCTGGGTGTCAATGGGGATCTTTTGACTATTCACAACAAGAGCCACGATTAGTAGTTCATTATGCTTCTTCCATTGGAGAAGGATACGAAGGATCACAGGAATTAGTAGAAGCGTATGCCAATGCTTCTGCAGATTTTCATCAAACTGTTGCTGACTTAGTAGGTATTGATAGGAAAGCGGCGAAGACTATTGGATTAGGTTTAATGTATGGAATGGGAAAAAACAAATTAGCTAACTCTTTAGGATTAGATCGAGAAGAGGGAGATAAAATTATTGCTAAGTACAATCGTAAAGTTCCTTTTGTAAAATTATTATCTGACCGATGTATGAAAAAAGCAGATGAAGAAGGAGTCATTCGTACTAAAAAAGGTCGTAAGTGTCGATTTGATGAATGGGAACCAAAAGATTGGGGACTATGGACAACGGAAACTTGGGAAAATGCTGTTGCCAAATATGGTAAAGATAATATCAAAAGAGCAAAGACTTATAAAGCCCTTAACCGATTGATACAGGGTTCAGCAGCCGACCAAACTAAACTAGCTATTGTTGAATGTGCTAAAGAGGGTTATGTACCTAAACTTCAAATACATGACGAATTATGTTTCGATGTAGAAACAGAAGAAGATGAACAAAAAATTAAAACCATTATGGAAAATTGTATGGAATTAAAAGTTCCTAGTGTAGTAGATGTAGCGATTGGAAGTAATTGGGGAGAAACTTCTTAATAGAGCATAGAATCCCTAAAGTCATTTAAGCTTTTTATGACTGTTTAAAGTATTGTTAAAAAAAATTTATCCAGCGATGGATAATTGATCTTCTTCTAAAATACTTTTGGAGTTAAATCTAACAAAGTTTTCGTCAGCAGAAACCATTTGTCTTCGAACGAATCTTATTTCTTCTTCGAGTGGTTTCATTTCGACAGTAACTCTTCCACTAAGTAGATACGCTTGATTCCACTTGTTTTCGAGATCCATCTTTTTTGCTAACAGTTCCTTGTTCGCTTCTGTTACCATTTTCTATCTCCTCGTAGAAAAAGTAT